AGACTATTTCCAGAATTCCTGGTATCCTTCATAATAATTGGACCAGGCCTCCTAGCTGCTTGCAGAGTTGGAGCGAGGCGGTTGACTGAGTGTCAACTTAGCCGATAACAGAGTAATGGTTACACCCCGCCGAATTACTACTGTTATCCACCGAGATAGAAATGTGAATTGTCTATCTGTATCCTTTTCCTTTGTGGTGATCAATGCGGAGTTGATTGCCTCGAGGTGTCCTTGCCCTATTTTGGGTCATCTATTAGAAGCGACGTCTTACGTTTATCGATCAATGGAGTTTGATGCGTTTGATGGTTGGCTTTGAACGGTGCTTTGCTGTCCCTTCATTGTGTGCTGGCATTGTCAATGGTCCTCTGGATTTGGGGAAAACTGGGTCTAACATTTGTATCGTCGTCTAACATGCGATTGTCTCTTCGAGCCGATGATGTTAGAAGTATATCATAGTAAATGTACCCTGTTACTCTTCTCGAATGGGAAGGGGGTGAATTATAGGCTATCATTATCTTTATTCCAGTAATGGAAGTTTCTATAGGAAATAAGGATTATAGTATTTTGAGTATTAAGGAGTTCTTGGCAAGAATCTGTTGTCTATACTTTAATAGGCATACTCAATTCCTCTATAAACGTGCCCCAAACGTATGTATTTGGATGACAACCAATTGCGCATAGTAATTTATTTTTATTTAGAAAGCGCTTATCCTATTTTAGGAGAACTGATGAGACTATAATGAAAACTTATTCAGATACTCACAGTTAAAATTTTTGCGCCTCTGTGTCCTCACAAGTCACAAGCGAGTAGCCTAAATGTTAAAACTGCGAATTCATACGCAAGCTACTAAGAAAAGTGCCCGTGTCCAGTTCTATTATTTCTAGAGATTTGGTTGGTGTGGAAGCCGACTGCAAATCGAATAGTCTTCCCTTAGGAAGCGGTAATAATGCAGTAGACGTGTTACCTGCTACAGTGAATTCAGCTGTGGTAAATACTGCAGATATTATGTCAACTGGTAATATTAATTTTGTACCTCACAGTACCGACAATCGGCGACAAGTTGCTGATTTGTCTGCAGATGTGGAAAGTAAAACTCCTTATATCAAATTGGTGCCTATCAAAAAGAAGCCAATTAGAAGACCTGATCACGTTAAACATTTTAAACAATTTGTTGGTCCTGATGTTTTACCTACACCTTCTGCTCCAGCAGATGTGGAAAGTAAAACTCCTTATATCAAATTGGTGCCTAAAAAAAAAAAACCAATTAAAAGACCTGATTACGTTAAACATTTTAAACAATTTGTTGGTCCTGATGTTTTACCTACACCTTCTGCTCCAGCTTTGAGTCCAAATGTCCCTGATAATGTTGCTCTGAATAAGCAACCTCTTAATACTAATAATAAAATATCTGGGGAGCCTATCCAAGGTTTGGCATTCAATGGTCGTTACTGTATTCATAATCCCAAGGCATGTTGTCAAAATTGTGTTAAACTTGAATTTAATTGCAAGGATTTACACAATTTACCTAGTCATATTGCTTGTGGTGTTTGCAATTTATCATTCCGTAATAAATATGGAGCTTTTGATATAGACTTTACTGATTATACAAATCCTATATTAAATAAAGAAAGATCAAAATTGCTTGAGAATAAAGAAGTACATCGTATAGATACAACATTAAAATCTGTGAAATTTACCGAAACTGATGATGGTAAGGTTGTGCCCACATTAGATGAAGTAAACGAAACAGATTCATTTCTTCTCGGTATTGCTAAAAATTCGAATTTAATGCCTGATATAGTTGGTATTAAAGCAAAGATGATTAGTGATATCAAAAACACACATTTTCCGGTGATAAGAGGGGACCCCGATGATAAACCTGCAGGAAGTTTTTTGTTGGGTAACCTGGACAATAGAATAGTTTTTTCTGATACGCGTGTTTTTAAAGTTCGTCAGGCGGTACAACATGGTTATGATTTGAGAATTTATAGTAATGATTCAAATCTACCAAGTTTATTAGGTGGTTTTTTTGGTGAAAAAGAAATTTTTGTTGAAATGCCATCAACTGTTATTGATGAATTGAGTGTGTATTGGACCAATCCTATTAAGCGTCGAAATGTAGATCTGCTAAATTATGAGCAAACCCAATTTATTTGTAAAGAGTTGATTGGGCCCTTATATAACATAGATGCAGAGATGTATTTCAATACCCTTTTATATGCACCATTGGTAGCATATTATACAACACAACAGAAGAATGCAGGAACATTTGCATTGATAGGGAATAATTTATGGTTATTTAATTATTTGTTTATCTTTGCATGGTTGTTTGCAGGCATCGAGACTTTGGTTCTAGATTATAAATTTAACTTGCCATTCTTGATACTATTTTCTGTTATTATAGTGGTTTTTTTTAGTAATAATCATTCGTTTCGTTCATGGGTTAATTTTATTAAACTAAAAATTTTGATTGTGGGATTACTTGCGGTCATCAATTTTTCACTAAATATATTTTTAACAGGTTTATTAATCTATGAATATGATTATTGTGTGGATTACCATTATTGGGTACTAACGGTTTATTCCGTTGGTTGTAATAAATTTATTATAATATTAACTGTGTTATTAACTTTTATTATAATATTTCTCCGGTTTATATCAATCTACTCTACTAGCAAATTAGTATATACAAATCAATTTGGTTATGTTAATGTGGATCAAGCCATTGCTAATCCTTTTAATATTGATTTTGCTAATGCTAATGTTGGTATTTTATCTCATAACATATATAGGATAAGACGCCAAATCAAATCATGTATGAATATAGTTACTTTGGTTGGAATTATTGAGATTTGGATCATAGGGTTTGCAGTACCTTATTGGATTGGATTTCCACTTTATTTATTGAGTGTGAGATTCAACAATGCATCTAAAACTTTAGTATCAAATGGTTTTGTGGACATCAATCTTTGGTAAATTATTTTTTACCAAAAAAGAATTAAATGCCAGTGATGCTGGTTATTTATTCCCTTTATCCAATAAACCTAATACAATCATGTCTAAACCTATATTCAAACCTATAAAGCATAAATCTAAAATAACTTTAAATACTATTGAAAATAAATCTGGTAAAGTTATTAATCCTGAAAATCGTGAAGAAAAAATTTCTGTTGGTTATTGTACTAATGATTGGTCTCCCATTTGTTATTATGATAATCATTTCAATGAGGAACAAGCCTTACGTAGTAGGGTTATATTAGATACACCAAAAGGTGACTTTTTGTTCCAACAGAATTTTAAGACTGATGTGCTTAAAAACCATCGCCTGTTAATTCCGAATATGGATAATATTAAGACTGATGAGTTACAATCAGATCCTAATTTATGTTTTAAAGCTAGTAAAAAATACCCTGGTTTGCACCTTAATAGTGCAATTTATTTATATCGATCTAACGCAAGGCCTTCAGTTAAGAGAACCTTATATAAAACTTTTTTAAAATTACAAAGCGAGGGTATAACTGAAAAGACTCATCTAACTAAAACACAGCAACAGAAATGGACTTTGCGCTCAGCATTTTTAAAGATGGAGAACTTATTATATAGAACTCCAGCTGGGACTAAAAACAAGGCACCAAGGTTTATATCTGGTGCCCAAGCTGAATTTATATGTTTGGTAGGTCCATGGATGATGGCTTGTCAAGATCGATTAAAATTGTCTTGGAATTTAGATCATTTTATAACATTCACTTCAGGTAAGAGCAATGAAGAAATGGGTGAATGTATTTCTGATTCCAAATACGGGCAACATTTTTTTGAAGATGATATTGGTACATTTGATTCATCAGTCAATAAAATTATGTTGCAACTAGAATATGAATTGTTTAAACGTTGGAAAGCACCTACTGCTGTTCTCGAATTGGTCAAGGCTAATATGAAAACTCGAGGTAGAACTAAGTTTGGTTTCAGATATAAAGTTGAAGCTACCCGAAAGTCAGGTGATCCTTATACTTCTTTAGGCAATTCTCTTCTAAACGGCCTTATGCATTATTATATTTATAAATATAAAGTGTATGGTAAACATTTGCGTCCATATGGTCGCTTGGTGAAGATTGTGGTTGGCTCTAGTGTAAGAGAGGCTTATGTCAAAAATAAACTCTCAGTGAAACAACGCAATGTTCATCGTTACTATACTAAACAAACTATGAGCAAACTTAAAATGTTAGTTCAAGGTGATGATAATGCAGGTC